CACCAGCAAGTTGTGGGCCCCCGGCGCCGGCTGTGGCGCGCTGGGCTTCGGGCGTGATTGGTTGGAGTCAGCGCCCGGCGCCGGGGGAGTCTTAGTTGTCGACCTCGAAGCCGCGGGCCCGGGCACAGTCCGGACACAGCCGGTCAAGGTCGCCCTGGGCGCGGCCGTAGAAGAGGATGCGACTGGAGATGACGAGCGACACGAGCGGATCGACAGCGGCGCGACGCTTGACGATGTCGAGGCTCTTGTGGGTGTCGAGCTTCCCGCAGCCGTCGCACTGGATCGCGAGGACACCGTCCTCGGTGCGGACGATGCCGTGGACGTAGCCCGGGGCGTCTGGGAGCAGTTCGGATGTCATGCCGCACGCTCCGACAGGATGCGCTCAACCTCGGCGAGCGGGATCAGGTAGGCACCGTTCGGTCCGGGCAGCTTGCGCTCAGGGGTGAGCTTGTCGCCCTCGATCATTCGTTGGATGGTTCGTGCCGAGCAGCCGAGCATCTGGGCCGCTTCGGTGGTGGTGAGTGTTTCGGGCATGAGCACATCTTGGCACATTTGTCGCATGACGCGCAAGCCGACACACCCGGGAAATCTGGCGTGGGCGACATGCGGGCCGCGCTGGCGGCCTAGGCGAACGGCGGCCGGTAGTCCGGGTGGTTCTTCTTCAACGAATCCACGACCAAGTTGTGGAGCTCGTCGAGACGTTTCGCGAGCTTGTCGTGCGCCGACGAACCGCCGTTCGGCTTCACATTCATTTGGATCTCGTCGATCTTGATGGCGGTCTGCCGGCCAGTGTCCTCCAACTCCTTGATCCGATCCGCCGACACTGCGCCCTGGGCAGCGGCCGTCTTGCCCTGCTCCTCCAACGCTTCCAGGCGGGCCATCACACTTGGGTGGCCGGGGACACCATCGCGGGCGTCCTCACCGTTCCAGTCCTCCAGAAACTTGCGGAGAGGCCCCAACCAGGTGACCCACACCTGGAGCCACAGCTTCTGGATGGTGGCAACCAGCAGCCACAGCGCAGCGACCACGACAGCGGCACCCACCAGCCACGATGGGATGTAGGGGGTCATCCAGTCAGGCCACGGGTACATCAGCGGCTCGGGCGGGGCATGGCATCGACCTCGAGACTGATGGCGCCGTCTTCCCACTGCACATACGGGGTCAGGTCATGCCACGCGAACACGCCGCTGCCGGCGGACTTGCGCAGGTACACGCCGTTGCCGCGCCGGATCGGCCAGGTGGCACCCATGAGGCGGGTGAGGATCGGGTTGATCTGCTGGCCACGGAACCAGACGGTGTTCGCCGGATCGGCCACCACCGGCGGGCCGTAGATGTACACCGGGGATCCGACCGGGGCAACATGGCTGATGTCTGCCGTGCCACCGTCGACCGACAGTTCGCGGTGGATGGAGGCGAAGCGTGCCAGCTGCTGGTTGGCGATCGTCTGCGGCGAGGTGCCGTCCTCTGTCTGCCCGTCGATGTAGCGGTCGAGGATCATCGGACCGTCATCGGCGGGGCGCCGGTAGATGATGCTCGCCTCGGCTGTAGCGGCGGTGGTGACGTGGGTCACGGTTTCTCGTTCCGTCACCGTGTCAGTGGTCGGGTTACCGATGTCGGTCACCACATCAGACCCAAGGTTCGCGTCCCACGTGTACGTCGCTTCGCCTTGTTCGGTGACAACCTCGGTGTCGGTGGCCACCTCCTCCGTGGTGACATAGACGATCTTGGTGGTGTAGTCCTCCAGGTCCCGGGACATGCCCGTCTTGGTGGTGGTGACACCCACCATCGGCCCCATCGCCCCAGACGGCAGCCGGGCGAAATCGCGGCCTCCGTCGCCGGCACGATGCAAGGCGATCAGCTGCGGCACCGCACCGTACAGGCTCGAAGGCGATCCGACGTGCAGCTTGAAGTCGGGGGTGATGCGCCACTCCACATTGAAGTGGTCGCAGATCGTCTTGAACGCTTCCTTCGCGGTCACGAACCGGAACGAACCATCGTAGGAGCCTCCGGGACTGTAGGTGGTGCCAGCAGCCAGCGACAGCGGCCGCAGCGACGTCACCCACTCGGTGAGCCAGCCGTTCGTCGTTTCCCGAGCTACCTCGTAGACGTCGCCCTTGCCGTCCTCATCACCCAACAGGATCGGCAAACCGACACCAGACAACTGATGGTCAGACGGCTGCTTCCGGTACACACCCGAGTACTTCGCGCACGCCAACATCGTGGCATCCGTGTGGATCCGGGGATCCAGACGGGTGGGTGTCACCACCAACACCGCATACCCAGCCCGCTCCACATCAATGGTCTCAAGCAGTTGGCGCGGGGTTTCCGGGACGAGGGTCACATCCCATGATCCGGCTGCCATCACCCGCTCGGTGACAGTCATCTGGCCACCACCTGGACACGCTCAACCTGCGCGGCCGCGTACTGGGCTGCGATGAACGCCTGGGTTTGGCCGTTCAGGTAACCCCACCCCCACTGGTCGAACTGGGTGGCTGCGGTGACCGGGTTGAAGTGCGATTTCAGGTCGACGGGTTGTTGGGACAGGTCTCCGGTGCCGCAGGCGATGAACGTGCCATCGGTGGTGGAATCGTTCGCGTTCGTCAAGGAGGCGTAGATGATCGGTGACTGGAAGCCCCATTGGTAGGAGCCTCGTGTGGCCAGGGTGGCCTCCACAACGGAGGAGCCGCGCCGCAGTGTGCAGTCCAGGTTGACGGCGAACCTCGATCCGGGGATCAGTGCCGCAGCATCGTAGGACAGGCGGATCGTGACACAGGCCGGATCGTTGCGAATGATGGTCAGCGTGTGAGGTACCTCGAGCGGGTCGGTGGTGTACGGGGGGCCGATCTTGCGTCCGATCTTCCATGTACCGGCGGTGCCCCAGGCGGTGCCTGACCATAGTTCGGTGGTGACGGTTCCGCCGGCGCCGGAGGTCAGCCGGACGATGCCGTTCGAGATGACCACGGCGGTCGGATTGTTGGGGGCCTGCAGGCCTGCGACCAGGTCCCCGCCAACCTTCAGTGTGGCGGCCCCCGCATACCAGGATGCGGGTGCCAGGAACCATGCTGGGCGGGCGTTGTAGAAGTGCGGCGGGGTCGACGGTGACGCCTCATAGAAGTAGGACACGTCCCCAGTTTCGGTGGCGAACGTTTTCGTGGTTGGGGTCAACATGCCCGTTTCGTAGCCAACCGTTGCTGCCGGCACCGCATGCCACGGCACACCCGTCACCAGCCCGGCGTTGGAGGTGGCACGCTGCCCACCCTGAAGGATCGACTCACAGATCGGTGCAGCGAACCCATGCACACGTTCCAGGTCGATGTTCATCTCGGCGCGTTCGGTCTTCACCTGACCGACCGACAGCCCGGTCACGCGGTAGAAGCCGGTCAGGTGGGTGATGCCACACGTGCAGACGACGGGCACCACAGACTCATCGGCACCGGCCTGGTAGGCGCGGAGCATCTCCACCACCCTGGTGACCTCGACAGCCGTACCCACCACCCAGGCGGTCAGCTTCACCTTGTCGCCGTCATAGTTCGCAGTGGACACGTTCACGTCATGGTCGGTCGTCACCTGGGCGCGGCCGATCTTCACATCACACATGCTGCTCCTCCTCGGTTACCGCAAAGCCCGGTCGTGCCGGCGTACTGCCTCGGCCACCACACGGCCGTCCATCGCTACCTGTACAGGCCGGGTGTCCATCACCGACGACAACAGCCGGGCGAGCTGCTCCAAGTCGTCGCGGGACAGCCGAACCTCCCGGACAGGTTGGGTGACGGACTGCCGGAGTGTGTCCCACTGCCCGGCGGTCAGAACCGCTTCCGGCTGCCCGGTCTTGTTCACCGTCATCGACTCGCCGGTCGGCAGCCAGCCGCCATCATCGAACCCAAGCTTGCTCTTGATCCATTCGCCGGCGCCGTCGATCAGCTTGCCGGGGATGGCGTTCAGCATGTCGCCGAACACCCCAGCACCGGACACCTTCGCAACCGTGCCGATCGCGTCCTTGATCATCTGGATCGGATCGAAATTCCATGCGCCACCGCCGCTGCCGGCCAGGCCGATGGGCTGCACGTGCCACGGCTCGTAGGACATGGGCCAGTACAGGCCGTGGGCCTGCCCGACCGCCTGGTCTGCTGCGCTGGTGTTCGGAGCCAGATCCGCAGCAAGCCCAGAGTTGTGCATCGACTTGCCTGGGGCTGCGACTGTCCGCCCCGTCTTGTCTGACGCATTCCACAACGCGAGCTGCTGCTCGTAGGACCGGTAGCCGGACGACACCGAGTACCTGTTACCGACCGCCGGGTTCCAGGTGCCGAGCCGGCGCAAGAACTCGGGATTCAGCCCTGCCGTGTTGCCGGTGATCCCACCCGCAGCGAAGCCGACCTGGTATTCCTTCAACGACTTGCCGGACAAGGCAGCCGCGTTGACGGCAAATAGCCGGGCCCGCTCATACGGGTCACGCATCGCCTCGGACACGTAGACGCCTTCACCGGAACGCATCGGCACCAGCTGATCGTCGCCCTGCGAGTACGGCGTGAAGCCCGGCAGCACCCCACCCCGAGCCATACCCACGACCCCGCCGGCGGCGAACCCGAACGACGGAAGCTCCAGCTTCAACCCGAACACCCCGGCAACCTTCGAGATGCCGGACATCAACGGGTTCAGGACGTTGTCGGCCACCCACCTGATGGGGGTCAGGACAGCGTTCTTCACGTTCTCGCCCCACTGCCCGAGGGTGTCCACGATCCCGTTGAAACCGTTCTTGAAGCCGTCGATGAACGTCGAGATCGCCGGCCACGCGGTTTCGGTGAACCACGACACGACCCCGGACGCCACCGTCTTGATGCCCTCCCAGGCGCCGGTCACGACCGTGCGGAACGTCTCGCTGTTGTTCCAGGCGATCACCAACCCGGCACCGAGAGCGACCAGTAGACCGATCACCAGCCCGATCGGGTTCGCCGACAGGGCAGCGTTCAGCAACCATTGGGCGCCGGTCATCAGGGCGGTGGCACCAGTCGCGATCATCTGCGCCGCCCGGTGCGCGATCGTGACCACCGTCGTGGCCGCAACCTTCGCGGTCAGAACACCGAACGCGGCACCCACCCCACCCAGACTAGAGATGAACCCCACCAATCCCAGGCCGGTGATCGCAGCGCCAAGTACGAGGATCCCAGCACCCAACGGAATCAGCCAGCTGGTGTTGTTCTGGATCCATTGCCCTGCGCTGATCAGCCCATCGGTGAAGCTGGAGAACGCTGGGATCAGTTGACTCGACACCATCTCCAACAGGGCCTGCTTCGCCGGCAACAATTGCGTGCCGATCTTCGCCTGGAGGTTTTCGACCTCGGCGGCGACGATGCGGTTCTTGTTGGCTTCCTGGTCGGCGGTGTTGGCGAAGTCGCCTTGGATCTTCGAGGTTTGCTCGGTGATCAACGCCAACCGGGCCTGCGCGGCCGCGTGCTGGTCGATGGCACCTTTCCCCGAGTACAGGCCCATCTCCATGGCCTTCGACTTCACCGCGGCGTCGGAGAGGAACACGTTGAACGCCTTCAACGGTTCAGACTCGCCACGCAGCCCGGCGCCGATCGCCTGAATCGCCTGCTCTGGATCCTTGTTGAATGCCGAGCCCATGTCGGCGCCCAGGGTGAGCAGCGTCTGGGACCAGTCCGCGGACTCCTTGTTCGCGAACCCCATGTTCTGCAGCAGGCCGCCGATGTTCGCGGATGCTTCACGGGCAGACGATTCGGACATGCCGATCGCCTGCGCCGAACCCTCGAAGAACCCGCGCATCGCCTCGGCCTGCTGCCCGAACACCAGGGTGGTGACGTTCGTGGACTCCTGCAGCTTCGAGCCCTGCGCGACCGTGTCGTCGAGGAACGTTTTCGCTGCCCCGGCCGCGGTTTCGATCCCGCGGGCCGCGAGGGTGCCGAACATGGATCCGACACCGACCGCGAGGGTTTCCGTGCGTTTCGCTGCAGCCTCCAGGCTGGGGTCAACCTTGCCCTGGAACTTGACCATCAATGTGCGGTCAGCCATTGGTTCCCCACTCCCGGGCGATTGCCTCGACTACGGCTTCCCACCGTTTGAACATGCGGTCCTGGTCTTCACGCAGCTGCGGCCAGAACCAGTAGCCCACCCGTCCCAGGTGGGGCCGGAACTGGTTCGTGTTGTTCTTGCTGCCGGAGAACGTCGCCTTGCTGTACGTCTTCCTGGTGCGAACCTTGCCGGTCTTCGTCGTGTACTGGGTTTCGGTTACCTCGCGGGTGAACTGCTTGTTCGAGCCGCCACCGAACTCAGCTCCGAAGAACAACTGCCCGGCCGTCGCACCACCCGACACCCCGGTCTTCGCGTTCCCACCGGCCTGCACGAACGGAACCCGATCCTTCCGGGCCTTGATGAACCCGGCCACCGCCCGGGACTGCTTGTCGTTCGCCTGCCCGGCGGCGGTGAGCCGTTTCGCTTCATCGTCTGCGATGGCCTGCGCGGCCTCCCGGATCTCGGCCTGCGCCTGCTTCGGAAGCCGGTTGATGCGGGCGAGGAAGGGCTTGAGGCCCTCCACCTCCAAACCCATCCTCACCACGTCATCACCCCGCTCCCCGTTGCGCCGCCACCGCTTGCCGGTCGAGGATGTCCATCACCGTCGCGATGGCCTGCCAGTCCTCGCCCGCCCACTGGCCGGGCATAGTGCCCGTCGCCACCGCAATCTCACAGATCAGTCGGGAGACTGATCCGGGTTCGTAGGGTCCACCGGCTCCTCAGCCTTCGGCCCATCCATCTGCCCGAAGTCGTCGATCCGCTCCGCCCACCGTTCGAACAGCTTCTCCTCGCACAGCCCCTCGCGGCGCAGCGCATACCAAACGCATTCGAGCATCGTCGTCACCGACTGGTTGAGGATGACGGACTTGCCCTGGTTGTTGCGTTCCCACCGCAACGCGTCCGGGACACGGACCTGCACGTCGACGGTGTCACCGTCGAGGTAGCGGACGTGGTACCAGGACTGGATCCCACTCCAACGGATGCTCATCAGGCGGTAGTGGTGGTGGTCGTGGTGGTCCCGGTGTAGACGGGCTGGCCGTCAAGCGGCAGCGTCACACTGCCTTCCATCCACGAGCCCTGGGAGCCGCCGACCGGCCCGGCCACGATCGTGACCTCACCGGTGTAACCGACACCGCCCGACTTCGGATTGAACGTGAAATCCATCTTCGTGCCGTGGTTCGCGAGCAGGAAGTTCGCGAGCACGTCCATGACAGTGGCCTCACCGTCGTCGTAGCCGTAGGCGTAGCCGATCTCCAACTCCCACTCGGGATCGTCGACGTCCGCGTACCGGCCGGCCGGGCACAGGGTCTTCAGCTTCTGCACACCAGCATCAGGCTTCAAGGTCACAGACCTCGCCTGACACTTGAAGTTGACGTTGCCGTCGCCCAGGATCAGGTCGACGTCCTTCATCATGATCGGCTTGAAAGCCATGGTGGGTTGCTCCTTAGAGGTAGATCTCGATGGTCAAGTTCTGTGCCGGGTACGGGCTGCCCTGTACCACGAAGTCACCGAAGTCGGCGCGGACCAGCTGGGCGGTGGTGACCATCCCGCCCAGCGTCTCGTCTGCGTGGAACGCTGCCTTCAACGCCGCGGCAACCTGAGGCCACAACGTCTCCAGCGACCGTTGGGTCGCGGCCGGGCCCTCCGGATGATCCCGAACCACAACCGCGAGCCCAACCGTCACCCGATCGGTGCAGGACCAGTCACCGAACTCGACATCCGGCTGGCCGATCACCAGACAGGGCGGCTGGAAAGGTCCGACAACCCCGTAAGGAAGCACGGTCGCCAACCCGTCCGGCAACTGGGCAACCAGCGCCGCGGCCAAAGCCAACCGCACCTCCGGCGTCATCCGAACCTCACCACCCTGTACGGCGCTTCGAGTTCCTCGATGTCCCGGTCGATGCTCGAGATGCGCACAGGCCCGAACTCGCCCACACCGATCACCCCGGAAGGTGACTCGCGGCGGGCCAGATAGCGGGCTGTGCGCAACACGACAGCCTCGATCAGGTCCTCCGGCGGGAACAGTGGCATGCCGGTGGCGTCCAGCTCAGACCACCGACAACCAGCTGCCTGGGCAGCCTCCGCCGACCGGTACGCCTGCCTGACGTGCTCGGAGTCAGTGACCCCGAGCACGGTCAGGACATGCGTCAACGTGGTGACCTCAGCCATCAGACTCAGGTCGTCGTGGTGGTGGTAGTGGTGTAGTAGCCCTGCACGTTGATCTTGCAGAACTTCGAGGCATCCATGAACCCGGCAGCCATGTAGCCGCCGTAGGCGACCTCGACACCGAACACCCGCGGCACGATCGCGCTCAGCAAGCCGATGCGCTCCTCGTAGAACTCGAACGCGGACTTGCGGCCCACGATCACCGTGCCGGCCGCCAGACCGGGGACCATGATCCGCGGGAAGTTCAACACGGAGCCGAGGAACGACTGCGGATTCCCGGTGCCGGCCTTGCTGCCCGGCTGGGTGATGTTCGCGATGTCGATCACTGCACCCAGGACCTCCCACATGTCCATGCTGGTGAAGATCGTGTCCGGGATCCGCTTCGAAGAGGCGGTGACCGTGTCGTTCTTCGTCGCGCACATCGCCGCAGCCTCGTAGAGGGCCTTCACCCACGCAGACACGTCGTACACGTTCGCGGTCGCGATCTGCGTCCCCACCTGGGTGACCCCGGTCTCGAGCACGTCAGCCGAGATGTTGTCGGTGGTCTCCACATAGACGGCGGACAGATCCTGGATGATCAGGTTCCACGCGGCCGGGCTGGTCCAGTCGATGTCCTGACGGGAAATGTTGAGCCAGCCGCCAACGGTCTCCTTGTTGAACGGGATCGAGTCGATCTTCAACTCCTGCGACGCGAGCTCGGCCTTCTCCGCGGTCTGCTTCGCCATCTTCGTGTGCTGCGTGACCGTGGGACGGTAGAACGTCTTGCCGGGAATGCCCTGCATCGGCTTGATACCGATCGTGGACAAGAACGGCCGCATACCGTCCAGATCGTCCTGGATGCTGCCCTGGATCGTGACCGGCAACAGTCCGGGGGTGTCCGCGGTGGTCTGATGCACACCGTCAGCCACGGCGCCCTCGGCGCGGGTCTGCATCCCCAACGCGGCACGCACACGCTGCGCGGCGTCGACGTCCGCCTGGTACTCCTCACCGTTCGGGCCGTAATGGGCCTGGGAACGGATCTTGTCGACGATGAAATGACCGGCGGACGGGTACACCATCTCGCGGGGCCTGACACCCAACCGCTGCCCATCGCCCTGGGTACGGATCGTCGGGGTGATCGCCTGCGTGGTCTGCTCATGCGCAGCCCTGGTCTCCTCGAACGCTTCGAGGGGTTCGATCTGGGCGTCGATCTGCGCGATCCGCTCACGGGTCTGGGTGAGCGACGCAGTCTCAGCGTCGACCAGGTCACGCTGATCCTCATCAACACGGGACAGCAGGGTCTGGATGTACTCGACATGCTTCGCGCGCTCTGCACGCATCCGCTCAAGAACAGGGTTGGACATAGGTGTCACCTTTCAAGGAGTCTCGATGGACGTCCTCGTGTGGTGGCCCTACCCGGCTGCAGCGTGGTGCCCTACTGGTCCGGCGCCGCGGCCTTCGTCTCCGGCACGAAGTACTGACAGACACACTAACGAACGGCGACGACGACCTACAAGACCGGGCGCGGCAGGACACACACAGGAATCCGTTCCCGCTTCTCCGCCATCACCTCAGGGGTGAACAGGTGACGACGTGACGGCGGATGATCAAGATGCAACAACCGTCCACCCAGCCGTCCACCCAACAGGCCCTGCACATAGGCCCGGTTGTACAGGTCATCGTCCTCGCCACCCCACCCGAGGTAGCGGCGCTGATCATGCCCACCCAGGCGCCAATACAGGTCCGCCGAACACATGACAGCCCCACCAACCGTCACAGCAGCCCTGCACCCATCCACATCCGGGGCTCCGCCCGTGATCGTCTCGAGCGTGGCGTCCGGGGTCAAGTAGTAGACGATCGAGTGCATCACCGTGTACAGGCCAGCCTTGCGGACCGCGGTCCGCTCCAGCCCAGCCAGCACCCCAGGCTCCGGGAGACAGTCCGCATCGGCGAACACCAGGTGACTCGCGGACGTGTACTCGAAGGCCTCGTTCAACAGCAACGACTTGTTGAACAGGTCCGGATCCACATGCGTAACAGCCAGGTGAACATCAGCCTGTACACATGCTGTACGTACAGCATGCTCGGACACGATGATCCTCGCCCCAGGCAGATGAGTCCGGTAGTAGCCGATCGTGAACAGCAGGTTCCGCAGCCGGTCCGGGTGGGTGTTCCAGAATGGGATCACCACATCGAACGTCACCATGTCAGCTCCGGATATTGCTCCTCAACCTGACGGATCAAGTCCACATACGGGGCGGAGGCGCTGTCTGGATCCACCCGTAGCGGTTCCTTCAATCCCCAGGGGGATGACTGGTAGATCGTCTTGCACAGATGCTTCGGGTCCGGAACGTGTTGGCCGGCGTCGTGGAAGAAGCCGTGCGTCTCCCACGCCCCTAGCGGGCCGTTTGCCCACACCATGTTCATGCCGCCATGCCCGATCGGTGTGACGCCGTCACGGATCGCCGCCAACTGGGTGACGTACATTTCGGCACACCACGCCTGAACCGCGTACTGGTCACCCGGTGGCACCGGGATCCTCTGCAGCAACTTGAAGGCTTCCACCGACAGTTCTGCCACAGCCTCCCACCATGCGCCCGGCAGACCTGTGGTGACGTACTGGGCGCCGACCCCGCGATACTTGGCTGCCCGGTCAGGGTCGACCCCCACAAGCTCGCACAGCGGCAACCAAGCGTTCTTTGACTGCAGATACTCAGGGCCCGTGTACGAGTCGGTGTCCGTCCCGTACAGCACACCCTTGATCGTCCCCGGCCACTGACGCAACGGCAGCGCGTCCGGGTCGAGGATGAGCAGCTGCTCACCAACCAGGTGCGGATTCTCCTCCAGGAACTTCCCCACCAACCACGGCTTCATCGCAGCGTTGTAGCCACGCCGCCCGGCAGGACGCCACTCGTCCCACACCAACCACTCACCCAGCCCGGCACCCATGATCCGTAGCAACCTGGTCGACGGTGCCGGGCCTCGCTTGTACACCAGGAAGGTGACAGGCCACCCCTTGCCCTTGAGGTAGACGGCCTGCACGAGCGCCTGCCACAGGTAGTACGGATGATCAGGCAGCGGCACCAAGATCACGTCTCAGACCACTCTCTGACATCCAACGCCGCCCGCACCGCAGCATCCTTCGACTCCAACAACTTCCGCAGCGCAGTGGTCTTCTCCGAACACTCAGGCAGCCACTCATCGAGCTCGTTGGCGAGCAACGCGAACTTCCTGGACGTCTGCTGCAGCGGACCCTCCACCAGGTGGGCGTAGGCGAAGTAGCGCAACAGGTAGTTGCTCATGCCGTGATCGACTCCAGGTAGCGGCGCCACGCATCAATCTCCGCCGACCTCCGGCGCTGCCCAGGCTGCCCGGTACGCGACCGCACCAACGACACCTTCGCCCCCGCATACGCCGGCGTCGGGGTGAGACTCACCTCGAGCAGGCGGGCCTCCCTGCGGGTGATCGACATCACACCCAGATCGTCGATGTCGACCTCGTTGTTTGCGTCGAACGCCCGGCCGCGGCCGTCCTTCTGCAGTTTCTCGATCGGCGCGAACCCGATCGACAGTCCTGTCAGCATGCCTTCCCGGGCCTTCCGGGCTGCCTCCACCGCCCGCGGATCATCAACGTCGAGACGCCACACCACATCCAGCCCGGCGTCGTTGTCACGCCACTCGTGCGTCACCCCGATCGGCATGGACCTGTTGTCGTGCCACAGCAGCAACGGCAGCTGCCGTGCAGCCTCCCGAATGCTCTTGGCGAACGATCCCGGCATGAACCGCTCCCGGAACCACCCGATGTCAGCCCACCGGTCATAGGGCACCGCCCGGCCCTCCAGGAACCGGCCCGACTCCGACCCATCAACCTCACGGAACTCCAACGCAGGGAACGTCCGAACCTCCGGCGCACGCAGACACACCATCCCGAAGTCACTCACCCTGATCCCCCGCCTCTCCAATGCGCTTGACGTCAGCCCCAGATACGTCTACGTCCAACTCGACACCCACGAACTCCACGAACACGCGGGCAGGCGACCTGCCATCCACGAGGATCTCCAGCCCCACAGCGCTTGGTACCTCGACACCATCGACCAGGAGGGTGTACCCCTCGCCGGCCTTCCCTCTCAGCACGACTTCGGCCATCTCACTCCCCCATCTGATCGTCGTCCTGGATGTCCTCGGCGGGCATTTCCTGTTTTTCGACCACATTTGAGGTGTCGTTTAACGCAACCGGCTTCGTCTTCAACTCGGCCGGCACATCAGCCGACAACCCGAGGAACACCCTGCCCTCCGACAGGGTCATCAGCCGGCCCTTCACCGCACGATCCACCCAGCCCACCGTCGTCCCCATGTCATCCTCGAGCACCACCCGACGCTGAAACTTGATCCGCTGCCCCCGAGGTAGCCAGGCCTGCGACCAGGTCAACTCGAACTGCTCCAGGATCGGCGCAACTGTCTGACGCAACAGGTTCAGCCACATCGGCCCCGGCGACCGGTACGTCAACCCGGAGGCGATCGCACCACCCACCCAGAACGCATCCATGTTCAACACGTTCGCCGCATCCGTCAGACTCAACTGACGGGCCTCCACCAGCTGGCTGTCGGACGGCGACCAAGACAAGGTCGTTACCGTCGTCCCCGCCGGCAGGAACACCGGACGCCGCTGCGGACCGCTGAACTTTTCGATCCACCGATCAGACGCGGCATCCAACTCCTCCTGCGA